AAGTAGTGAAATGTTTGAAGGAGATGATGCTCAAGGTATAGATTCTGTTTTTGTACTAGGAAATGGCCCAAGTAGAAAAAACATTGATGTCTCAAAATTAAATGGGACAGTTATAGGATGTAATGCTTGTTATAGAGATTTTACACCTGATGTAATTTGTGCTACTGATGCGGGGATAATGAGTGATATTATTGAATCTGGATATGATGGACAATGTTATTTTACACATAATTCATGGAATCTGTTACCTGAAGAAGCAATTCATTCTTTAAAAAATGGAACAGAACATGAAACATATCGAAGATTTGATTGTGAATATTTTGTATATATTTCAGGACTTGATAATAAAGTATCAAAAACTCAGAGTTACATTATCTGGATTCCTAAAGGAATGGAAAACAAGATAAAAAATATGGGTGAAAAAGTTTACGGATGGTCTACAGGAACTTCAGCATTACACATTGCCTGTCGAGATTTTACTTGTAATGATTATGAAAAAGTTTACTTATTGGGTTTTGATCATCATAACAATTATTATGATAACATTTATGCTGATACAGACCATTATTACAGTAAAGGTAGTAAGGCGGACATCGGCAGCTGGTCTAAAGTAGATGGATGGAAAGCCGAATATAATAATTGGGATAAACAAATTTTTAAAGTTATTGAAGAACATCCCGCTGTACAGTTTATTTGGGTAAATTATTGTGGAGATGATTTTCCAAAACTACCAAATTTATTTTCAAAAGATGAAGAGGAACTATGGCAACGCTAAGTACACAACCTAAAAATATTAATCCGTTAGCGGATGTTCAATTTAAATTTGAAATTGCCGCCTTACCAAACACTTCTTTTTTTCTTCAATCTTGTAATTTGCCGGGTATATCATTAGATGCGGCTTCAATTCCTACTCCCCTACGTACAAATCTTTCTCGACATACTGGTATTGTAACCTATGAGGCACTTGATATAACTTTTATGATCGATGAATATTTAAAAAATTGGCAAGAAGTATATGAATGGATGATCGGTGATGCAAGTAAATACACAACCTCAGTATTAACTATATTAAGTAGTTCCATGAATCCTACAATGGAAATACATTTCAAAGATATTTTTCCTACCACATTATCTGCAATACCATTTGATAGTACTACAACAGACCCAGTATATCAAGTTGCGACCATTAGTTTTAACTATACAGAATATACTATTAAGAACCTATTGAACAATTAAAAAATGAAACGTGATTTTGTAGAATTGTTATGGTTATTCAATTCCCCTAGAGAAACGAGAGATATTATACGATTAGACTTGCGGGAAGCAGGACTATTGTACAAATATGCTTCTCAACAATGGAAAACAATGCCAAAGACAAGAGAAGGTAATATCATATTAGAGATTGGCCGATATTGGGGCGGAACACTAATGTTACTTGCTATGGCAACCCATGACTCTAAAGTAAAAATTATTTCTGTTGATGTTGTTGAGGGGTGTCATGATCCTGATGTTGATGATTGGCTGAATGAATATGAAGAAAAAGAAAGACTAGATATTAGGACAGAGAATTCGTGGGCAATGGAAAATGTACCATTGTCTATGTTATTTGTCGATGGTGATCATTCATATGAAGGAGTTAAAAGGGATTTTATTCATCATTGGAATTATTTGGATGGCCCTTGCTTAGCACATGATTATGGTGATCCAACATGTGAAGGTGTAACTCGATTTATAGATGAGTGGATCAATGATGGTTATGCTGATGGAATTGAACAATGGGGTACAATGGTTGCCCTCAAAAAATTAAAAGATTATGAAGTTTGAAGAAATACAATATCAATGGACTCTCGATTGTGTAATGGATGAAACTGAACTATCCCAAGAATCTATAAAGATCCCCCAATTACATAACAAATATTTAATATTTTATTCCAACGAAAAATTAAAATTCAAGGAAATAAAATATCTATTTGCTGGTCTTATTAAAAGAAAAAGAGATTATTATAGTGGAAGAATGACTGCGGAAGAATTAGAGATGGCGGATTGGGAACCATTTCAATATAAATTACTCAAAGCAGATGTACAAGAATATATTGATGCAGATGATAATGTAATAGAATCTAAGAAATTACTTGCACTACAAGAAGAAAAGGTTAACTATCTTGAATCTATAGTGAAGAGTTTAACAACTAGAGGATACTTGATAAAAAATGCAATCGATTGGAAACGATTCACAGAAGGTCATTGAGACTATTGAGATTACTAAGAAGGATGAGGTATATCTCAAAATAAGCTGTGAAGCAGGCGTAGCACAAGAATTGTGTGATTATTTTACATTTATTGTTCCGGGCCATACATTCATGCCGGCCTTTCGGATGAAGATCTGGGATGGTAAGATAAGATTGTTCAATATTCACAATAGGTTACTGTATAGTGGATTACTTGAATATGTTTTTATATTTGCACAGCCACGAAATTATAAAGTAGCCCCGATAGGTTTTGAGTGGAAACCTAAAAAAATAGCAAAAAATAAAGCTTTCTTTGCGGATTTAAAATTACCATTTGAACCGAGAGATTATCAACTTGAGGGGTTTTATCATGCGTTATCATACAAAAAATGTTTGTTAGTATCTCCTACTGCTAGTGGAAAATCCCTAATCATCTATCTAATTGTACGAGCACTTAACGTTAAAACGTTAATAATTGTACCTACCACTTCTTTAGTTTCTCAATTGTATGCAGACTTTCAGGAATATGGATGGGATTCCGCAAAATTTTGTCACCAAGTTTACGCAGGTCAAGACAAGGTATCAGACAAAAAGGTTGTTATCTCTACATGGCAATCCATTTATAAACTCAATAAGAAACTTTTCGAATCATATAAGTTAGTTATAGGTGATGAAGCTCACGGATTCAAATCAAAATCCCTCACATCTATCATGACTAAATGTGTGAACGCAGAATATCGAATAGGAACTACAGGAACATTAGACGGAACTCAAACTCACAAATTAGTTTTAGAGGGATTATTTGGTAAAGTTTATAAAGTTACAACAACCAAAAAATTAATTGACAGTAAACAACTGGCTTCATTTCGTGTAGAAATTATCGTATTAAAATATCCTGATGTAATATGTGAACAATTTAGAAAAATTAAGTACGCGGATGAATTAGAATTTATAGTGGGATATGAAAAAAGAAATAAATATATAAGAAACTTAGTATTATCACTTGAAGGAAATACTTTGCTACTCTTTAGATTAGTGAAAAAACATGGACGTATTTTATACGAAATGATAAAGGAGAAAGCAGATGACAATAGAAAAACTTTTTTTGTATATGGTGGAACCGAAACCGATACAAGAGAACAAATTAGAGCAATCGCAGAAACAGAACAAGATGCTATCATCGTGGCAAGTTATGGGGTATTCAGTACCGGCATCAACATTAGGAATCTTCATAACATTATTTTCGCTTCTCCTTCTAAGAGTCGTATTAGAAATCTACAGTCAATAGGTCGAGGATTAAGACTGTCAGATAATAATCAAGAAACAGTACTATACGATATTACGGATGATATGAGATGGAAGAACAGAAAGAACTATGCTTATCGGCATCATGAAGATCGAATGAAAATATATGATGAAGAAAAGTTCCCATATAAAATCCATAACATTCCACTTAAGGCATGAATGGCAGTAGAACTCGATAATAAAAACTTAAAGGTTATAAAATTAGAAAATGGAGAAATACTTTTTTCAAAAGTGCAAGTGACTGATACTAGTAAAACTAATGGTTATTTGGAACTACATTGGCCAATGAAAGTTCTAATGAAATTTGATGATGGAGCAAAGGTTACTCAGTTAGCATTACTTAAATGGCTACCCTTTACAGATAATACACAGATACCATTATCTACAAGAAGCATTATGTCTGTTTCAGATCTAGGAGAAAATTATCAAGATTTATATTTAAATTCTGTAAATGAAGATAATTCACACAACCAAGATCAAGAACTAAGTAAAATGTCAACTATTTTAAGAGATTTTGAACCAAGCGGATATATGAATTAAATTCACCTTTTGCGTTTAACACTTTATTATATCACCTTTTCCTGAAAAGTCAAGACCCTTTTATACTTGACATATTTAAATTCCATGATATAATGAGTATACGACATTAACTTAAAAAGGGATAATATTATGGCAAGAAGAAAAAATAAGGATAATAAGGCTCATTATGTGGATAACTCTGTATTTTTAGAAGCAATGATTCAATATAAAAGTGAATATGATAATGCAAAGAAAAATGACCTGGATCTTCCCCAAATTTCAGAATACTTAGGCTCTGTATTTTTGAAGATAGCTCAACGATTATCTTTCCGGCCCAACTTTATAAATTATGCATTTAAAAATGATATGATATCTGATGGAATAGAAAATTGTCTACATTATATCCACAACTTCAATCCAGAAAAATCAAACAATCCTTTTGCATATTTTACTCAAATAATTTATTATGCTTTTATTCGAAGAATACAAAAAGAGAAAAAACAATTATATATAAAATATAAAAGCATGCAAAACTATGACACGTTACCTGGATATATGGATGTCGATAAAACTAATGATGTACCTAATCCAATTGGAGATTATAAAAATTCAGATTTTAGAATAGTAGTAGATGAATTTGTAGACACTTTTGAAAAGAGTAAGAAGAAAAAAGCAGTAGTTAAGAAAACAGAATCTAAGTTAGAATTATTTATGAGTGCCATAGTATGAAGATAGCCCTTATCACGGACACTCATTGGGGCGCAAGGGGAGACAGTCTCACATTCTTAAACTATTTTCGAAAATTTTATGATAATGTGTTTTTCCCCTACCTTGAAGAACATAATATCAAAACACTCATCCATTTAGGTGATGTAGTAGATCGTAGAAAATTCATTAACTTCAAGATACTGAATGACTTACGTACAAACTTCATTGAACGCCTTTGGAAAATGGGAGTAGATACCCACATAATTATCGGTAATCACGATACTTTCCACAAGAACACCAATGAACTAAATTCTCTAGAAGAAATATTCACTACCCATGAAAGAAAAATGGAGCCGTGGATGTATTCATCTCCAAAGGAAGTAGACTTTGATGGATTGGGAATTTTAATGATGCCATGGATAAATGAAGATAACTATGGTGAAAGTATGAGAGCAATCAAAAACACTCAATGTCAGATTCTTATGGGACATTTGGAAGTTAGAGGATTTGAACAACATATCGGATCATGGAGTTATGAGGGCGTTGAAGCAAAGATTTTTGATAAATTTGATATGGCTATGAGTGGACATTTTCACCATAAATCAGATGATGGTACGATTTACTATTTAGGAAATCCCTATGAAATAACATGGAGTGATTATAAAGACCCCAGGGGCTTTCACATCTTCGATACAGAGACAAGAGAGTTAGAACACATACAAAACCCCTATAGAATGTTTAGAAAATTTTACTATGATGACAGTAATGAGTCTTTTGAATCATTAACTGAAAGAGATTATAGTGAATATAATAATACATATGTAAAGGTGGTAATACAAAAGAAAACAAATCCTTTTTGGTTTGATACTGTGTTAGATAAGTTATATTCAGCAAATGTTGCTAATCTAGTAGTAGTTGAGAATTTTTCGGATTTGGAATTCATGGAAGATGATGAGATAATCGATGAGGCTCAAGATACCTTAACTATTTTAAGTAAATATGTAGATTCATTAAATATAGAAAATAAAACAGAGTTAAATATATTAATGAGAAACCTATATAATGAGGCGTTAACTGTTGAGGCAGTATGATGGAGATTGACATCTATGATGATTTCTTTTCAGAAGAAATTCATAAAGAAATATATAATATGTTAATACATTCAAATCAATGGAGTTTTGCTGGTGGGGGATTTCCAAATAGGTTTTGGCATATAGATGGTCTTGAAGAGAATCAATTTTTTAGATCCTATCTTTTTAAGATAATATGTGATAAACTTGATAGATCTTTTGATGTGAATAGAATATATTGTAACGGACAAACTGCTTGTCAATCAGGAACACCTCATCCAGATGATGGTGATTTTACTTTGTTATATTATCCAAATTTAAAGTGGGAAGTGATGGATGGAGGAGCATTATTTTTCATGGAAGATAAAGAAGTTATGAAAACTGTTTCTTATAAACCAAATAGAGCAGTTTCATTTCCTTCTAATATATGGCATTATGCTGAAGCACCAAGTAGATTTGTAACTGATGTAAGAATTTCTTTAGCGTATAAACTTTTAAATGTGGAAGCAATATAATGTCGAATAAAATACAATTTTGGTCAACAGTTCCAGGCATAGAAGATGTAGCCCCTATTGTTCCTGCTAAAGGCTTTATTCCTGAATGGTGGAAGGGTGTTCCCGCTCATTCTTCCTCTCCGGACCAGACCTTTCCCGATCAAGACTTTTTAAACTCTCTGGGTCAAGATGCGAAAATTAGTACAACTGTTAATGTTTCTACGCGTGAACAGGATATATTACAAAGGAATACTGGAACAATAAAATTGTGTCCTGCAATACATGATTGGTTTAGTACTGGATGGATTCTTCCAATGTGGACTGATGTGTTTATAGAAATTTTTGAAGATGGTAAACTTGGTGTGTCTGGAGGAAAAGCTTACAACTTTGAAACACCATCACCGCCAGATTATGATAAGTTGTTTAATGGTGGCTTGATGGATAATATTACATACATACATTGGTTGCCAGAAGAACAACGAAAAAGAGGTGCAGTAGGATTTGTTCAAATTCAATGTCCGTGGAAAATGAGAACACCGCCCGGTATTTCTTGTTATCAGTTTCCTATGTACTGGCATTTCAGTCCAGATTTTGAAGTACCGCCAGGACCTATATGGACTGATGAATACGCACAAGTTAATCCACAAATAATAATTAAAAGATATGGTAAGATAACTATTAAACGAGGAACGCCATTATGTGTATTTGTTCCTTATGATAGAAGTACAGTAGATAATTTAGAGTTAGAAATAGTGAAAACAGATAGTAATGGTGTCCCGCTAGATGAGGAATGTCAAAAAATTGAGGTTAAAACTAGGTTGATGGTTCAAACTGTATTCAGGGGTGGATATAGAAAAATGCAAAAAAAGAAAATGGCTGAAGGTTGTCCATTTCCTCACGGAAAATAATAAATATGGAAATTATAGATAATTTTTTAGTAGAAAAAGAATTTGTTGCTCTGAGAGATGTTATTACTGCTCCTGATTTCGACTGGCATTTTAGTCCAGGTAATGATGAGACTGATGAGGAAATATCGTCTCCCGGTTTGTTTACCCATATAGTACATGGTGAGCATGAACCATTTGGTCATTCCTCCTCCTGTTTCCGTCTTCTTTTTTGTTCTCTCCTGTCTTCTGTTCAGTTCCCTGGGTTGGGTGGGGTTGGTGTACACATAGCACGTATAAGAATAAATCTAAACTGCAAATTTCCAGAACCACATAAGTATATGTTTCATTTAGATATGTCATTGGGGGAACCCATTTCTGCTCAATGGACAACCTCTATTCTCTACATTAATACAAACAACGGCTACACCGAATTTGAAGATGGTACAATAGTTGAAAGTGTTGCAAATAGATTAGTGGCTTTTCCTGCAAACATTAAACATCGTGGAGTTTCACAAACAGATGAAGAGACTAGAATTTTGATAAACTTTAACTATTTGAGAGAATATATGCAAGATGAAGCTGAAGATCAATTCGCTGAAGAACCTCCTGACAACATTTTATATAATTAAATTTGGTGAACCTTATGAGTTATAAAATACGATATGACTTGATGCAGCCATGGTCAACTTTTGTGATGAAAACAGAATTACCACCGGACATTCTTGAAAAGATGCAAAGAATCACCGATGAGATTATTGAAAATAACCCAGCTAATAGGCTTGATCCTACTACTGGAGAGAAGGGGCCATCAAAGGTGGGGGCAGGACAAGTAAAAGATCAATATTTTATAGATTTGAAGATATTAGAACAAGAAGAAATACAGGAGTATTTCTCAGGTGTGTGTACACATTATGTTACGCTAGCATTTGATCAATCGAATCCAGGTGTGATACAAGAAGAATTGCATGCATGGCCAACTAATATGTGGATAAATTCTCAGAAAGATAATGAATATTTTGAAATGCATGAACATGTAAATTGTGCATTTTCTTCTGTAATGTATCTCAAGATTCCAGAATACTTACCTGATCGTAAATCTTATAATGTTTCTGTGGATGGTGCAATTGAATTTATGGATAATAAAGGAAGGGATACCATTTGGGCACGTAGTATGTTTTATATTCAACCACAAGTGGGAGATTTCTTAATATTTCCTATGTCTCAACAACACATGGTTTATCCTTTTCGTACAGTAGATGGAAAGGGTGAGCGTAGAAGTGTATCTCTTAATGGTACATTTTCATTAAAAGAAACAATATGACTATGGAAACTTATGCCGAAAGGCTACAAAAAGAAAAGGAGAAACCCATGACTAATTATGACATGGATGAAATTGAGAGGGAAAGAGATAGGAATTCATTTGCGAGTGTTAAAATAGGAGAATCAAAATCAAAAGAAGCTACAACAGAAGTAGAAATAGAATTATCTCATGATGATCTTTTAATATTGACACTTGCAGCTCACGATAGAGATATAACTTTAAATCAATTATGTAATTCTGTTCTTAAGGATTCTCTTAAAGATTTGGAATATAGATTTGAACATCAAACAAAACCTCAAGTACTAAAAGAATATTAAATTGTTATATTTTAAAAGTATCAGGTGGAAAAATTTATTAAGTACCGGCAACCAATTTACAGAAATTCAGTTAGATAAAATTTCCACCACGTTAATTGTCGGTGAAAATGGATCAGGTAAATCTACCGTCCTAGACGCCTTGTGTTTCGGATTATTCAGTAAACCGTTTCGAAGAATTAACAGACCGCAATTAATAAATTCTATTAATGATGGCGGGTTGTTAGTAGAAATAGAGTTTGAAGTTGGTAGTAGATCCTATATGGTTCGCAGAGGAATCAAGAAAAATATCTTTGAAATTTTTATCGATGGTAAACGATTAAATCAAGATGCCAAGACTGCAGATCAACAAGAATATCTTGAAAAGACCATCCTTAAACTAAACTATAAATCTTTTACTCAAATTGTTTTATTGGGAGCAAATCATTATATCCCATTCATGCAATTGAAATCTACAGATCGTAGAACCATTATTGAAGATTTACTTGATATTCAAATTTTCTCTGTAATGAATGGTTTGTTGAAATTTAAAATATCAGAAAATAAAGAAGAATCTCAGAACATTGAAATCAACAGAAAATTGGCTGATGGTCACATTAGTACTACTGAAGAGTTAATTAATGATTTAAAAAAGACCAAGACAAATCAAATTCAACAAAATGAACGTGATATTGGTAACAACGAGGAAGAACTTGACCGATTAAATACAACAATAAAAGAGTTGATGGATTCAATAACAGATGACAAGACGGCTCAAAACCTTAAAGAATTAGAAGGATATCAAAAAAGTATTGAACAAAAAATGATGTCCTCAGAAAATGAAATAGAATTTTATGAGCAAAATGATACGTGTTCAACCTGTAATCAAGATTTAGGTGAAGAACATAAACACAAAATGATAGAAGAACATCATGGAGTGATGCACAAGAGTGGAACTGCATTATTACAACTTGGTAATAAAATTAAAGATTTAGAATCACGTTTAGATCATGTATCAAAAATACAGACAGCTATCACTACAAATCAAAATCAAATTCAAGCAGTTACTAGTTATATTACAAAATTGAAAGATCAGATCAAGGAAATAGAAGACAGAGAAGATGATGTTGAAGAAAAGATACAAAAATTAAAAGACTTAAAGGGTGAATTGAAATCTTGTATGGAAAAACAAGAAAAATTATCATCACAGAAACAGTTGTATGAAACAGCTTATGTCTTACTAAAAGATACTGGAATTAAGACACGTATCATTAAACAGTACTTGCCTATAATGAATCAATTGATCAACAAGTATCTCGCCTCGATGGACTTCTTTGTATCTTTCAATTTAGATGAAAAATTTGAAGAGAATATTAAGTCTCGACATAGAGATGAATTTACGTATGATTCGTTTAGTGAGGGTGAAAAGATGAGAATTGACTTGGCACTTCTTTTCACTTGGCGAACAATTGCTAAAATGAAGAATAGTGTAAACACTAACCTTCTGATTTTAGATGAAGTTTTTGATAGTTCATTAGATGCTAATGGTACAGATGAATTTTTAAAGATACTTAATCACTTAACAGGAAATCAAAATGTTTTTATTATTAGTCATAAGGGTGATGTACTCTTTGACAAGTTTAAGGATATTATAAAGTTTGAAAAATATAAAAACTTTTCGAGGATAGTATGAAAAATTTAATATTAGAAGATGACCCAATTTTAAGTAAACGTGGACAAATATTTGATTTTAATAATCCACAAGAAGATCCTATAAAATTGACAGAGGAATTATTCGCCGCAATGGTAAAATATGAGGGCATGGGATTGTCTGCATGTCAGATAGGAGTAAACCTAAAAGTGTTTGTAATGAGATTTAATGATGAGGGGATTGCGTGTTTTAATCCCCGAATAAATCATTATTCTGAAGAAACAACGTATATGAGAGAGGGGTGTTTATCTTATCCTGGATTATTTTTTCCTGTAACACGGGCACAAGGAATAAATGTAACATATTCAGGCAAAGAAGGTGATGAAATGAGTGCTTCATTTATTGATATATCAGCTAAAATATTTCAACATGAGTATGATCACATGATAGGAAAGGTGTATCTTGAGTATGCCAGTTCTTATATGATAAGAAATGCTAGAAAAAAACAAGTATTATGGAAGCGAAAGAGAAAAAACAATGGAGGTAAAACAGATAAATATTAGAATAATAACAGTTTAAAGGGGAAAAATGATAGGGAAAAAATTACTAAAATGGTGGTTAATATTTTGTTTAACCATGCTGGGATTTGGAACATTATATTACTTTAACGTGCACTCACTCTTATATCATGCAGATGTCACTAAACTCAGTTTTCTTATTATTATTATTTTTATGGCTACTTCAATTTGGATTGGAAGAAAAACTTTTGATTTAGAAACAACTTCTGTTACTGATGACACAATTGATGTCGGATGGTTTGTTGCAGAATCTTGCTTAGCATTAGGAATGGTTGGAACAGTAACCGGCTTTTTATATATGTTAGGAACCGCATTTGAAAATATAGATATTACTAATGCCACAACATTACAAGATGCTCTCGCATCAATGGCAAGAGGAATGTCTACCGCATTATACACTACCCTGACCGGGCTAATCGCTTCTTTGGTTATTAAAATACAGTTGGTGAATTATGAAGTTAATGAAAAATTGGTGGATTAGCCAATGTTCGATAAAAATAAATATAAGTCAACTATCGGGTTTACCGATATGTTGTTCAACATTCTATTAGGGTTTGCCTTTCTTTTTATTGTAGCATTCTTGCTAATAAAACCAGAAGCGAAAAAAGAAGATTTCAACAGAAGAGCGGAATTTGTTGTTGTGATGGAATGGGATAACGATGCGGCTGGAGATATTGATCTCTATGTCGAAGACCCTACGGGTAAACAAGTTAGTTTTAGATATCATAATCACAACTTCATGCACTTAGATAAAGATGATTTGGGTGCAATGAATGATACTGTAGTTAATGCAGATGGATCAATAACTACTATTGCAATCAATAGGGAAGTAGTAACTATTCGTGGAATTATCAGGGGTGAATATACTATCAATGGACACTATTATTCGGTAAGAAGTTATGATAAGATTAATAAGAAAAAACCAGTTATAACAGTAAGAGTGGAACTGCACAAGGTTAATCCGTATTCAATAGCATGGGTAGGAGAGAAAACGTTTACTCATAGAGGACAAGAAGAAACTTTTTTGAGATTTAGATTAGATGAAAACGGAAAATTTCTTCCACCATTTACATTTGAAAAGAAAAAGTTTGTGACTCCAATGCAGGAATTGGGAAA